GCACCGGCGGCGTGGCATCCGGATCGCCCTCATCCAGCACCTTGCGGGCCACGCCGTAGATTGCGCCGAGGTGATCCAGGTCGCTGCCCGTGGAGCGCGCCAGCATCACCGCCTGCGCCGCGTCATTGACGCGCTGGCGCAGCAGCATTTCGCGATAGGCCGCCACCTCCAGCAGCTTGACGACCGGATCGCTCTCCAGCAGCGCGTCGAAATCCGGCCAGCGCTGGCGGAAATCATCCAGCATCTGCTGGCGGATGACCTCGTAATCCAGCGCCTCGACCACCGCCGGCGGCGGCAGCTTGGCCAGGTCGATGACATCGAATCTGCTCATGCCGCCAGCCTCACAACGCCATGCACGTCCTCGGCCACGCTGTAATCGCCGCGATGGCCGAGCGGGTAATAGGTGCCGGCCAGGCGCAGGCTGATGCGCCCATCGGCATCGCCGGCCTCGATGCTGCAATGGGTGGGGCGGAAGCGCGGCTCCCAGCGCCGCAAGGCCTCAGCCACGGCGGCATAGAAGGCCAGCACCACCCGCGGCTGCATCGGCGCGTCGATCAGCTCTGGCAGGCGGCTGCCGTATTCACGGCGCATCACCCGCTGCAGCAGGCGGGTAGTCAGGATGTCCTCGATGGACTGCACCACGTGCGGCCATCCCGTGAGCGGCCTGCCGGTGCGCCTGTCCATCCCCACCGCGCCAATGGTCATTTCTGCTGGCCGCCCTTCTTCTGCCCGGCATCCGCCACCGGCTTCAGTCGTCTGTCATGCGGCGGCAGGTAGTAGCGCGCCTGCGCCGGGTGCAGCTCGATGACATCACCCGCAGCCCGCCACTGGTGCATGATCTCGCCATCCACCAGCACCTCGTATTTCTGCAGCTCGCTCATGATCTCCTCCATCATGCAAAGACCTTCGGCGCGCCATCCACCGCGGCATCGCCATCCGAATCCATGTCGCCGACGCGGTGCACCGGCTGCTGGCCGTCATCCAGCCTGGTCTGCCCGTAGGTAACGATCTCTGCTGCCGTGATCAGCACGCGGCTGCCGCCCACCCGCAGCTCGATGCTGCTGCCGGTCATGGTGATGCGCGCATCGCCGATGGTCAGCACGTGCTCCGCCGCCCGGTTGTGCGGCGCAGGATTGGCATTGCTGTAGCAGCCAGTGTCGCAATAAGCGTCCGTGAGGTCGCCGTTCTCGCTGATGACCACCACCTGCTCGCCCGGCGAGGGTGGAGACCAGCTCTTGATCGCGCCGGCGCGCTCCTTCCACGGGATCCAGCCGGTCAGAAATGGCTGGCCGTCCTCCTCGTTCAGCCGCACCCGCACCAGCCCGCGCCCGGCGTCCACCTGCTCGATGACGCCACTGCGGCTCTTGTTGCGCAGTCGCCGCTTGAGGTCGGCCACCTCCGCCGTCAGACGGGCGATGTGCTCGGCCAGGTCGCCGGTCGGGTCGATGCTCATGGCTGCAAATGCGTCGGCTGTGCGTCCGGATCAGGCTGGTCGTCCGCAAATGTGTGGCTGTCCTGATGATCCGGCTCGATCATCATGGCCTCGGCCACCGAGCGCGATGCGCCCAGCAGCGCCGCCAGCACCTGGTGCGATGGCCGGCCCGGCTGGCGCTCCGCCTGCTCACGAATAGCCGCCGCCATGTTGGCCAGCACACCGTCCGGCTGTTGCTCCAGCAGCGAGATGAGCTGCTCCAGCAGCGGCGTCGCCTGGCCAGTGGCCGGCGGGTCGCGCAACAGCTGCACACGCAGCTCGATCAGCCGTGCGGCGTGGCGCGTGGCGCGGTCATCATCGCTCCATGCGCCGCGGCGGATGCTCACCGCCTCGATGGACTGCACCAGCGCCGCCCACAGGTCGCGCGCCGGCGATGCCACCTCCTGCAGGGCGTCCAGCACCTGCATCTCCAGCACATCCAGCGCCACCTCCAGCTGCGCGTCGGTGGCCGGCATCAGCAGCTCGAATCCGTCCTGCGAGCTGCTGAAAATGCCCATGGCCAGCTCGATGGTCAGCGATACGCTGCGCTGGGATTTGCGCAGCGCGGTGGCATCGCCGGCGGCTTCCTCGTCATCCACATAGACCAGGATGAACGGCTGCGCTTCCCGCGCGGCGAGGTCATCGATTTCGCCGATGCGCGAATCCCACACGCGATCACCGGCGGAGGTCTGCCCACGCAGGGCCAGCACGGTGGCCAGCCGCAATGCCAGTCTATTGAGGCTCATGCCGGTGCTTCCACCATCTCCAGCGTGTAGCGCTCCTGCACGTCATCGCGGTGGATAGCGCGCACAATGAATGCCTGCCCGGTGGCCGTCAGCTCGATGCGGTCGCCCTCGCGCACGCGCGCAGGCGGCAGCTCTGCCTTGCGCACATGCAGCCGCGGGCGGGTGGTGGTCAGCTCCGGACGTATGCCGATGCCGCCGGCCTCCGCCGGCCAGTCCAGCACCGCCAAGAATACCGCCGGCGAGCGGGAGCTGTCCGCGGTGGCGCCGGCGTATTGATCCTGCACTTGCGGGATCAGCCGGCACTCCTGTGCGTAATGACCGTCCAGCACCTCCTCGGCCTGCGCCAGCAGGCGCTGGTAGGGGGTGGTCATTGCTGGCCACCCCCCTTCTTGCCCCCGGCCTTTCCGCCACCTGTTTTCGGCTTCGGCGCGGCCTCGTCAGCCACGATGCGCACGCGCCTGGCCTCGGCCTGCCGCAGCCAATAGGCCGTCAGCTCCACCGCTGCGCCCTTTTTCGGCAGCGGCTTGGCATCGCCAGGCATGCGCACCTCTGATGCGATCGGGATCACGCGCACCTTCATCGCCGCCTCCATCAGGCCGTGGCGGAGATCAGTGCCGCCGGGCGGGTGCAAATGGAGAGGCAATTGCGCTGCACCTCCAGGTGATACCCCTTGCCGTTCGGCATCTCGGTCATTTTGGCGTAGATGGTCTCGGCTTGCGTGTTCACCGTCTCGTTGTAGTCCGCAGGCGCGTAGCAGGTCTTGTAGAGGTCGGGCAGGCCGCCCACCACGAAGCGCGCGGTATTGGCCGGGATCAGCGGCTGATTGTTCTTTGCCGCCTTGACCTTGGCGCTGGAGCGGTAGCGCACCCAGCGGATGCCGCCGAAGGTGAAGGGCCGGCGGGCATCGCCGCGCAGGGCAGCAGCGGCCTCCCAATTCTGGTAGGTGGACTTGACCGCATCGTGGCTGATCAGCGCATCCCAGAAATCAGCGCCCACCACCGCCGTTACGGGATAGAGGTCGCCTCCCACCTCCACGTCCAGCGCATCGGAGAGTGCATCGAGCACCTTCGTGCACTTGCCACGCACATCCGTGCCGGCGGTGCCCAGCGCGAAGGAGATCGCCGACGGGGCGGTAATGCCGAAGCGGTCGAACAGGTTCTCATAGACCTGCCCGCGGCTGTCCGTCAGCTGCCCGGTGATCGCGCCAACCCGCTGGTGCTCGCGGGTGAAATCCAGGTCGTTTTTGTGGCGCGCGATCTTGCGAGCCACGCGCTCCTGCACCGTCTCCAGCTGATCAGCGGCGCCGAAGGCGCGGCGAGACTGCACCTCGTCGGCCAGCACCGTGTCATCCCGCTGGAAATGCGGGATGGCGAAGGAGGCGATCTTGGTGGAATCGTGCTTCACCGTCTGGCCAGGGCCGCCGCGGGGGCTGGGATCGACTAGGCCAATGAGGCCGTCCGCGTATTCCACTGCCACGTTGGTAACGTCCAGCGGTTCGTCCTCGAAGATGCCCAGCCGGCCCAGCACCGTGGGCGCCTCCGGCAGGCGGCGGGCGACGGAGGTCAGGGCCTCCATCGTGAAGCGGTCATCGCTCAGGATATTCATGCTCGTGTCTCCTCGGATTCAGTGTCAGCGCACGATCACGCCCAGCGCCTGCAGCTGCGCGATGGCGGTGGTCTTCTGCGCATCGGTGATGCCATCCGGCCAGATCAGCAGGTCGGCCTTCACTTCCGCATCGCGCACGATGGCGGCGGCCACCACCTCCGCCGCGGAGGCATCCGCGTGATCGTAGAGGACGGCCGCGGCGCTTTCGCTGCCGTCGGTAGCGGACGGATTGAGCGGCTTGTGCTTGCCGTCCGCCGCCACCGCGCCCAGCACCGTGCCGGGCGCAAGCTGGCCGGCCCCGGCGGCCAGCGTGATGTTCTCGCGGGAGCGGGCGCCGTTCGCCTCGCTCAGAATGAATTCGCCCGCACGGGCGGGTGCATCGATGGTCATTGCTCCAGCTCCTCTCAATCAGCATTCAGCATGCCGGCGCGCCGCAGGACGCGCTCCCAGCTCTCCATGGCCGCCTCCTTGCGGCTGGGCGTGGCGGTGGCCAGCTCCAGGCCGAGGCCGCCATCATCGGCCTGCGGCATCAGCTCCACCTTGGCCTGCTGCCGCGGCGCGGCGGCCAGCACCTCGATGGCCTGCGCCGGCTGCATGTCGGTCGTCAGCGCCAGCTTGCGCGCCAGCGCCTCGCGCCCCTTTGCCTCGTCGGCGTCCAGGATGGCGGCAATGCGCTGGCGCTCTGCCGCCACCGCCTCGCGCACGTAGTCATCCGCCGTAATCTCGCGCGCCTTCATCTCCTTGCCCGCCGCAGGGGCAGGCGCTTCGGTCTGCTTCTTGCTCATGATCACGTCCTCCAATTTGCCGATGCGGTCGGCAAGACCGGCCTCGATGGCCTCCTGCCCCTCGTAAACACGGGCCTCCATCGCCCGCATGGCAGCGGGCGAAAGAGAAGGCCGCCCGGCATGGACGGCCTCGATGAACAGCTCCCAGGCGCGATCCACCGATCGCTGAATGTCCGCCCGCACATCATCGGGCAGTGGCTCATACGGATTGCCGTCCGCCT